ACAAGAATTAAAAGCACCAAAGAATCAATTTAATAGTTTTGGTAAATATAAATATCGTAGTGCAGAAGATATTTTAGAAGCAGTCAAACCATTGCTGAAAGATTGTATCTTAACAATATCTGATGAAGTTAAAGAGGTTGCCGGGATTCCATATATCCAGGCAACTGCTCAATTGTCACACAAAGAAGAAATTGCATCTGTTACTGCGCAAGCAGGTATCAGTATTAATCGTAAGGGTATGGACATTGCTCAGTCATTCGGGGCAAGTTCGAGTTATGCAAAAAAGTATGCACTTGGAAACCTGTTTTTATTGGACGATACTCAAGATCCGGACACTAAAGATAATAGAGACTCTAATAAAGAAGAACCAAAAACTTTATCAGATGAAGATATTGTAAAGATTCAAACTAGGTTACTTAAAGCACATGAAGATGGTAACTTAAAAGGTGAGTTCTTTAAATTAGATCCACACGCTCAGGAGGTGCTAAGAGATTATGCAAACAAACTCAGATCATCTGAAGGATAATAGACGACATAACATTATCACTGCATCCAATGCGTATGCGGTGATACATGATCGTAAGAAATTGTGGAGACAAATGACGTTTAGAGAACCACCTTTTGAGGGGAATGATGCTACAGAACATGGTAAATTTTACGAACCTGTTGCATTATCTGCTTTAGAAAAAGAACTAGACGACATTCTTGAACCAGGTAATAAGTTAGTTGTGCATGAGAACCATCCTATTGGTGCATCAGTTGATGCCCTTTATAACGGATACCCTGTAGAAATTAAGTGTCCTTATTCTAGCGGGGTGTATCCAAGCATCCCTGATAGATATTATTACCAGGTGCAACTACAAATGTTTGTGCATGAAAAGGATATGGCATACTTCTATGTGTGGACTGAAGAGGAAACAAAGTTAGAAGTAATCCCATATAACAAAAAGTTTATGGCATGGTATATGCCGTATGCTTTAGATTTTATTAACGAATATGTCATTAAAGACATAGAACCGCCACGTTGGACTAAGAAACCAACATTTAAAATAGGAGAGTAGTATGCAAAAGTTATATCGTGCAACAGAATTATCTAAAGTATTGAGTATTAGTAAATCTACAATTTATCTTTGGATAAAACAAGGTGATTTTCCACAACCTACAAAAGTTGGAAAAAATACAAGCGTTTGGACTGAAAGTCAAATTAATGACTGGATGGAAAAAATTGAAAATAATTCTTTAAACAATCAAGGAGATTAGTATGGCAGAACAATACGATAACAATAATACATTTGTGTTATTTAAGAACGACCAGGGAGATAACCCTAAACGACCAACTCACACTGGAACAATTACAGTGGATGGCAAAGAGTTAAGATTGTCAGGTTGGATTCGTGAATCAAATAAGGGTGTTAAATTTATTAGTGGAACAGTCCAAGAACCATATAATGGTGGCGGATCTGCTCCTGCTGTAGAAGGTGCTGATGCAGAAGATGACCTTCCATTCTAATTTTATTTACAGAAAAGTACCGCAAGCAAACTTAATATACTTGCCTAAAAATGCAGTTACGTTAGGTGGTGTTAGAAATCAAAAAGGTTGGGTGCGGGTTAGATTTGATGCAGATTGGTATAGAGGTGCAAATACAAAACTTAAATATTTATTCAGGGGGAATTAAATCCCCCATGAATAATGTAAACAATAATTACTTATTGCATACGTACATTGTTACTTCAAAACCAAAACGCATTTCAGTTGCACTAGGTGTTGTCCACATAATGATTCTCCTTTCCTTGAGATTTATTAGTATTATACGCTTAGTCACGACAAGGAGGATTAGATGAATAATCAAAGTTTACTAAGGAAAATTATTAGTTTTATTTTAGTTACAATCGTTTTTTTTATAGCATTTGGTATTGCCGTTAGATATTACTTGGAAAGTAAACCAGTAACATACGATAATAAAATTTGCTATAAAAATAAATTATTAACCAAGTGGGAAAATGAATCATCTATTTACACTCGTATTAAAAATGTCAGGTGCGATGTTGATGGTGATATTTTAATCGTAGAGGAGTTAAATTAATGAGTGCATTTGATGAAGCAGTAGCAAATGGTGTAAGTGTAGAAGATTTTAATAAAGTCTTTTTAGAAGAGTTAAATAATCTAATTGATGATCTTAAAGCAAAGCAAGAAATAAAAGATGATGCGCTTAGATTAATTACTAGAGCATTTGAGCGTGGCATTAATTTAGGAATGTCTTTAGTTGCTACTTCAATATTAAGACAGCATTTAGTAGAAGAAAGTGATGACAGCACCAAGCACTAATTTTGCTAAATGGTTAGCAGAAGGTCAAAAAGTAGAGGATATTGTATTACAAAGAATACAGAAAAAGTATCCTCATGCTTTTATGAAAACAGGTTATTTCCCGGAATATGATATTTATATTCCTGAAGTAGATCTGAAGATAGAAGTTAAGTCATGTCCTCGATGTCATGAGTTTAATAGTGTGTTAATTGAGTTTGAAATGAACGATCAACAAACAGCACTATGTGTTAGCAAGGCAGACTATTGGATAATATACGATGGTAAAAAGTTTCATTCTTTAAAAAAAGGTGATATATTACATTGTATATTTGTCAATAGACTTATATATTGGGAAGGTTATGGTGATGGTGACAAAGTGTCTAAGAAAGCATTTAAAATACCTCCTAATTTACTTTTTAAATATAGTAAGGAGTTTTTATGAGCGATCCAATTAATCCTGACCACTATAAACGTGGGGGTCTTGAAACAATTGATATAATGAAAAAGAAACTTACACCTGAAGAATTTAGGGGTAAGTGTAAGGGTGACCAATACAAGTATCTTGATCGAAGAGGTTATAAAGTTGAAAAAGATGTTGATGAAGAAACTTGGTTAAGAAATTGTATACAAGAGTGTGATAAACAAAACTGGTATTGTGATGCAGAAAAACAATCGTATCAAGAAAGACTTAATCAAATACTTGAACAAAAAGCAAGAAGAAATGGATCTCCAGTAATTGATGAAGATTGGATAGAAGATTCATTGCATGACGAAAATTAAATTAGGCAATCAAGTATGTAATAAATGTAAAAAACCCGCCAATACATTTCATAAAGTTTGGTGGTGCGGGAGAGACTTTTTAGGAAATGGAATTTGTAAAAATGATAACAAGAAAATTAATAATTGACGGCAACCATTTTGATGTGGTATTCTTTAATCAAGATGATGGAACTTGTAGGGTAGAAGTTAGTCATAACATAACAGGAAAGCACTATAAAATGTTTCCTGATAATTTAATAAACTTTGAGGAGAGTTAGTATGGACAAATTAATATTAGCAATAATGTTTGCATTAATGTTATCTTTTAATGTAATTGCAGGTGAAACAGTAACAATTATTGACCCTGCGGGAGAATTGCAAATTTGCAAAGTAACAGAAAGTGGTGTGATTGTTTGTCTTTAATGAGAAATAGCACAAACGATTATAAAGAATATATAAACACAATATAAACCAACAAGCACTGGCAGATATTCGATTACATAATCAACATATTTTGTCAGTGTTTTTTTTATTTTGCTTTCCATATCCATTCTAACCAGTATTTAAGTTCGCTTATTCTTTCTTTGTCTTTAAGTTTATTTAACCATTCTCTACGTTTGTAAAGTGGTTTTTTGCTAAGGTTAAGTGCTTCACAATATCTTTGATACTTCTGTGAATAATTATCTGTTATTGTGCCGTCAGGCAGTTCTATATCTTTAATCATCAAACTCCGGGACATCTGCATAGATGCTATCGCATATAATTTCAACACTCATACCATTTGATAAGAAAATTGTTATTGTATCCTCACCAAAAGTTAAAGTAACATCTTCAATTGTTTTACCAATCATATGTTCTGCTATTTCATCTATGTCCATAATTTCTACCTTATGCTGATAATCGACTCTGATTTTGTTTTACCCTTAATTGATTTATTACTTCTACTCCAAGAACCACAATCCATACATCTAAATTGTTGGTATGTTTGAGTATTAGTTTTTTTGAATCCTCGTTTATGTATATGAGAACTACCACAAGTAGGGCATACAACTACATCACTATATTCATTATGGTTAATATATCCACCTAACCATGACTCTAGTTTGTAGAAAAGTTTTTCTAACAATAAAGTATCTTGCTCATTATATCTTTGCATGATCTGCCTGGCATCAGGATCTTTTTTATTGACATCATTCCATAAATCCATTCCTGCGTGCTTTAACTTAGAACCAATGCCTAATTCCTGACTAACATTGTCAAGTTTATTAGATATAAATCTAAAGTTTCTTTTAATAACTCGAAGCAAATCAAGTTGTTTAAATGGACTTGGAGGTGGCATACCTAATAGCAAAAACTCTCTTTGTATACATTTTACATCAAATGCCTGACCATTATAATGGCAGACAATGTCTGCTTCATCCATAAGTTTCCAGATATGCTTGACCATTTTTTTATGCGAAGAAGTCCATTCTGAATCAAAGATAATGTTGTCATCATCTTTCCATTTAGCAGACCAACAAATCATTTTACCTCTGCTGATAATTTGATTTAGACTAGCATTAATATCATATAATCCCCATGCAGAAATTACTGATGCGTTCGTCTCTATGTCGATAAACAATATCTTCATTTTATATGTTTGAAGAATAACTGTGCTTCCATTGCTCTTCTTCGTTCAAGTCCTTTAAGTATCTTACCGCCTGCACGTCTATATAGCAATAAAGAATCTATTGCTTGCTGTTCATCTCCACGAAGTAATGCAGACCTTACAGTCGATCTTTGTAATGTCCCCAAACCAAGATTAAAAGCAAAAGAAACCAAAGCATCAAACTGATTTTGTTTAAGTGGCACAGAAGGTAACAAACGATGTATGCCACGCTCGAATCGCTGTAAATCATGTCGTAAAAGATCATCTACTTCCTTTTGAGTCCATTTTCTATCATGTGATTTGTGTAATGGGAATGTCTTTCTTTCTGATAGTTTAAGTCTATTTTGTTCTGGATAGAGAACATGACCATAACCCACAGTCCACAGTAAAGCAGGACAAAGATAAGGATGGTAATGACACCCTTCAAAATGTTTAATAAGTTTAATTCCCTCTTCACTGGTTATCACTTTTTCTTTTCCCAGTGCCTTGACCCAAACCAAAAACCAATAATAGATGCTACGATTGCCATCTCTTCATCAGAGAATACTAACTCCATTGCGGTAGCAAAATCAACACCACTTTTAACTGCCCATATCATTCCGACAACGTCAGTAAATAACAAAAGAAAAACAAAAATATAGGTGATAATGGGGCGAACACTAGCACGGAGATTATTAACCCAAGGAGACGCATTTTCCGACATTTTTGCATCATGGTTATATAATGCTTCTCTTTCTTGTGCATATGTTTGCATCTCCACTTGATCTGTTCTAAACTCTTCTATTCTTTCTTGACTAGCAAAACCTTTTTCTGCCATAGCAAGACTACGCTCCATGTCTAATTTTGACATTGCTAGTTCATGCTTTTGATCTCCTTTTTGTTTAAAGAAATCTAATATACTTGGTAACCCGCTTGTTGCAAATCCTAATATCCCGGATAATATGCTTAACATTTAATACTCCTATATTTCATTTTCATCAAAACCTAATTCGTCTGCTATATGTTTTCTTAATTCTTGAAAATGCTTATCATGTCTTAAATAAGATTTTCCATATAAATGGTTAGTCATATGTATGATTTCATGCAACATTGATTTAATAACACTGGTCAAGAATCTATGTCGTTGAGGACATATTCCTATTGTGTCAGGGTCAGGTGTGTAAGATGCCATACAATCCTGATCCATATCTAACAACTCAAACTCAACTTCTTTAGATGGGGGCAGTCCTATATTTCTTAGAGTATGTGTAGTAATTAACATCTCATATATTGATCTTAAAGTTCTTGCATCTAATTTCATCTTCTGTCTAATGGGTTTGTAGTAGCACGTTTAATAACATCTAGTTTATCATTTAATGCTTGTAGTTTTGTATCCACTTCACTTTGTAATGATTTAGATATTGCTTCTGTTTCTCTGCTTGTTGCCTTACTTAATGCTATTGCTTCTTTAGATAGACTATATGCTTCACTTGATTTTTCTTGTAAACGAATACTTGTATTTAATGACTCTACTTGTCTTTCTTTTAATCCTGAAATTTCTATTTGCATTTTTTGTATATCTTTTTTAATGCCACCTAAACCTTCACTTGCTTCTATTGTTTCATTCATCTTAATATAGAAACTGGTTGCTGAGTATCCTATCCCAAGCACTATTGGTGCTACGACTATAATAATCCTCGCTATCGCCTTGCTTGATAAAGTCAATGATATTGGTTTCAAGTCTTTTAAACTCATCTGTGAATTCCTGTTCTAATGAAAATGGTTGAGGTATTGGTAATTGAGCAAACCCAAATGGGTTTTGTGATAAAGTTAAAGGTGATAATACAACACCAAATCCAGGAAGAATCTCATGAGTATCATTTTCGACATCATCTTTATCCTCTTTAGACTTTTTATTATTCCTATTCTCTTTTGTTGTTTTTACTTCTTCTTTGCTGTCAGTTTCATTGCTGACATCTTCATTCGTATCGCTGATCGGTTGCTCGACCGGTTCACTTAATTGTTGACTTATTGCTGACTGTATAGGATTAGTCGGTATTGTATTGACAACTTGTGGTGCAGTTGCAGTATCTGTATTCGCTGTTGTAGCATTTGTGGAGATTGGACTGACTACTGACGTTGGATCGTTTATGTCTATTACGCTTGCTATACAAGTGTTGCTTTCTTCTACCCATCCTGTAAATACTGGTTCTGAGTAAGGGGTTGGACATATATATTCTCCGCTATCCTTTATTTCTCCATTATATCCTTGATCGCAACTCCTAGTTTGTGTAACACTATAACCAAAACACGAAGCGGGTAAAGGAACACAAGCACCGCCAGAGTCAAACCAGTCTGACCAAGTTTGGGATGAGCAACTATAATTTCTGCTCTGTGATATGCTTCCTTCATAGTATTGGGGACACATTTCTGTGCGATATTCCACAGTATCAACACAAGTCGGTTGCTTATATGGATCACAAATCGGATCATTAGGTTGATAAGATACGCACCAATGACTTTCAAGTGCGACAGCAGGATCAATACCTTCGCAATACAAAGATCCTTCAGCGATATAACCTTCTGACGTAGGTGTGTAAGTGCAATACCAAGCATAAGCGTTACTCCATAGGGTAAGTGACAGTAGGGGGAGTGTAATTCTCACCAAATACTTTTTTAAATAAATCAGGTCTCTTTTCATACCATGCTCTTTCTGCTGATGCTCCTAAACTGCCAAGATAAGGGCAGGGACTCCCGGATTGCAACATTGCGATAAATATAGAATCTGTTTGACACATAAGTGCAACAGATGCTACTTTTAGTCCGAGATCATTGAGCAAGCGTGCCTGACGTAACATCTCACAATTTTCATCTACAACTGTAGCACCTCCTGATATAGAAATCATACCAGTATTTGCACCCCCTGATACCCCGCTCCTGCACATATCAGATCCATATGCAGATACCGATGGGGCAAAAGCACTTTGCACAGGTTGACCACTATATTTTATATTTGTTGTTGTGTCTGCCCATGATGTATGAATATAAAACAGTATTACAAGTAATACAGAAACTAATAATGCTGTTTCCCTGTTCATGACATTTTAAGAGCAATGTGGATTAAGATAAAAAGAATACCGCCAGTCATGCCGATCATAATTCTTTCAAGTCTTGTTAGTCTTGCACAGATTGATTCATAGCGTTCTTTACATATTGCTTCATGAGTGTTCAGTCGTGCTTCTGTATGATCCATTTCCATTAGTTTCCTTTCCTGGTGCGTTGTATAAGTTTATGGGAGGTAAGTTTAAATCGTGCCATATCATCTCTCACTAATGCCTAACAACCCTAATGGATCTGTTACTGCTTGTGATGAACCTGTGCCTAGTAATGATGGCATATCAGGTGTTTTAATTTTACTTGCAATTTGATCTGTCATATTTTGCACACCTCTGACACCTCTGCCTAATTGAAATGCTCCTTTACCAACTATTTTAGGACTCTGTGTAAATAGTGATGATGCAACTAATGGATCAAGACCATAGTATAAATTGCCAAGAATGTTACCTGAACCAATTGCTCTTTGTATTCCTTGAGGAGTTAAAGATTTTAAACTTTCACCTGCTAACTCAGGGAATAGAGTAGGATCTAATTTATTTAGTCTTTGTGCTAAATTAAATCTTTCACCAAAGTTTGCATTGACACCATCTCTTAATATAGATGTTAATTTTCTAAATTGTGTGTCAACACTTTTCTTTTCTTTCAGACTAAATGTGTCTTGTATCTCTCTAATTAAATTTTTACCTTGAGCATACTGTGACATCATTTCATCGTAAATAGGGGCATTTGCTCTGATAGTATCACCAATACCATTGTATACTTTATCAACAACTAATCGTTCTTGTGTGCCTGGTTGAGTGCTATCATACAAATCACCAATACGTCTTTTAAGTGCATCAATGCCTTCAGGTGTATGATATATCTTTGGATTCTTCTTTTTCCAAGCATTAACAATTTTTCTAATTTTAGTTTGCATTGCAACTGTGCTAGGATTAACTGTAGTTCTTTCAAACTTACCTGCTTGTTTAATATCATCTAATACAGCATCAATGTCATCAAAACCAATAACTTGTTTATCTGTTTGCAGTTTTGCTTTTAGTGCTTGATATTCTAAAGCAACTTGTTTTTTAATTTGGTTTAAAGCATTGTTTGCTCGTTGCACTAAACTTTCAGGAGAAGCATTACCATCAATACCTTTGATAAAAGCATCTACTTCTTTTTTAGTTCCTTGTTTACCAGTTTCGTAAGCAATTCGTATTGGATTCTTGCCTGCGCCAGTTGTCATGCCAAATAACTGAGATGTGAATCCACCCTCGACTTTAGGAACTACTTTGCTTACTTGCTCACCTACTTTACTACCAACTTGTTTTACACCTTCTTTAATAGCAGTGCCTGACCCTGCATTGCCTAATTTACCTAAAAAAGGTATACCAATAGCACCTTCTATTTTAGATTCTGTTACAAAATCACCGACATTTTTAGTATATTCTTGACCTGCTTCTGTTCGTGGTTGATATGTTCCTGCTGAGACAATATCACCAAATACATCTTCAAATGACTCTACAGGTTGTCCAGTAAATAAATCTTTAATAGTCTCACCACCATATACAAATGGAGATGCAATAGCACTAGCAACAGCACTACCTGTTGATAATGCAGTTTCGCCTACACCAATTGCTTTTTCACCAATACCTCTATCAGCACGTCTTGCTTCATCTGCTTTTGCTTGACGTAATTGTTGTTTGTATTCAGGAAATGTAGGAATAGTTCCACTATCAGGTATATCTAAATATAATTCTTTGTATTGCTTATAGTCAGGATCTGCTTTTTGAACTGCCTGAAGTTTTTCTTCCCTAGACAGTCCTGCTTTGACTTTGATTTTTTTATCACCATAAGGGATATATTCAAATTCATTTGACATTATTTAAATTCTCCTGTTTCTTCATCATATTCGAGATAACCGCCTGATGAACCAACTACTAGACTTGGATCAACTCCTGCACCTTTAGCATAGTTAATAAATCTTTGGTCAAGTTTGTTTTTAGATTGCTGTGCAATGTTATAGAAATCACTTGCAATTTGTCTAAACTCTTCACGCTGTGTTGGAGTTAATTGCTGACCAGTATATTTTCTATTAACAAATGTTGTCCATCTATCTACTAACCCACTGGTTTGATTTAATGCAATACCTAATTCAGATTCACGAACAACAGAACCTGGATCAAGTAATTTCATAATTTTAATTGCTGATGCTACGTCACCAATTGGAGTTCCTGCTCTACTTGCCAATTGAACTTGTTTAAATGCTTTTTCCATTTCATCAAATTGGTTTGCTTTTAATGCTTGCTCGTATTTATTGTTTAATGTAGTAATCCTTGACCATTGACCTTCAGGTGTATTATATTTTGCATTTGATTCAGCATTAATTAAATCAATCTCACGTTTTTGTTTTGCATCTAACACAGAAAGAGCATCTTTTGGATTTAAATCAGCATATGTTGCATTTTCAGGATAAAGTTCTCCTGTTGCTGAATTAATTTTACCTCCAAAGTTTGCTTTAGCAAGAGAGTTAATTGCTTCTCCAGTGTATTTTTGCTGATCTGCTTTAGTTGTATATTTTTGTTTAAATAAATCTAACCCCTGAGTTCTGTCAGTTCTAAGCAATGCTTTTGTTTGTTCATCTGCCTTAAATCCTGGAAATGCTGTTTCTAATTGCATAATCTCTGCATCAGTCATACCTTTAGTGGTGGTTGCATCAGGTTTTTTAACTAAATCTGCAAGATTTTTTGTTTTTTGATAATTTGCTAATGACTCAACAGTGTAATCACCTGCATTAATAGCACCAATCTTAGGAATATCATCTGTTTCTAATGCTTTTGCTTTTAACGCATTTGCAAGACCTGCATCAAGCGTTCCTTGATATGCTTGCAATCCAGTACCAACTGCTTGACCAATATAAGGTAATGCAGACCCATAATTTTGATTTTTAGGTTGTGTAAGGTAATTAAGAAGTCCAAATGTTGCACCTCTTTTTAAACCTTGTGTATTTAATTCTTCTAATTGTTTAGGATCTTTAAAAATACCTGAATATATATCAGGAACTCCAAAACCTAAAAAGTCTTTTATAAAATTATTTGCCATATCTATATCCTATGCTGAATAAAATCTTGGTTTAATTTGTCTTAAAGCAACATTTGTTGCTACTGGTTTTCCAAGTTTTGGTTCTTTTCTTTGAATTGCAGGTAACTGTACTACTCCTGGTTTATTTTCTTTTACATCACCTAATTGTGCAAATTGATTAATCCCTAATAATGTTAAATCTTTTTTCTCAAGACCTGTTGTGTCTGTAATTTTTTCCATTACAGTTTTATCTTCAACATCATCAATAGGAGTTATATCTAATTCATCTAATTCTTCAGGAGTATATTGATAACCTCCAAATGTAGACTGATCTACTGCTTGATCTACCGGAATACCTCTTGCTCCATCTGTGGTCATAAGTGATGGTGTAAATCTTTGATTCATTGCATTAGATGCTATATTACTACCTAAATCAATTCCTGCTGTGGTAGCACCTGTGTTTAATTGTGATGTCACTCCATTCATACCAATGTTATAAGGTTCTAATATAGATTCACCACCTAATAAACTAGAATAACCACCTGCTGTTTGTGGAACAGATGTTGCAATACCTGATGCTGTTGCAGATGGAACTACCGCACTAAAACTACCTGGAATAGCAGATGTTGCCCCACTAGCAGTTAATCCACCTAATACAGGAGTTGTAGTATTAGCAACTCCTGATGCTCCACCTGATGTTAATGCTGAACCAAATCCCTCAAAACCACCTCCAAGTAATCCACCTGTTGCTCCTCCAATAAGTGCGCCTTGTATTGGATCTCTGTTTTGTAGCATTGATATGCCTGCGCCTACAATAGCAGGGACTATAAAGTTCCACATTATTTACCACCTCCTGATGAAGTTGTTGTAGATACTTGACCCATAGGTGCGCCATAACTAGCAGATAAGAAATTTTGTAGTTTAGTATATGGTAAGTTTTCTCCATATTCATATCTAGCAATATCTGATTCTAATGCTTGACGTTGATAATCTTCTGCTGTCTGACCAACATTTAATAATTGTTGAATATCTGCGTAGTCTGCCTGAGCAAGTGCAGGAGCATCTCGTAATGCTTGTTCCTGGAGATTACGTTCACCGGCATAGTTCATATAAGCGAGTTCCCCTGCTTTATTGACTAAACTATCTGCAAGATTTTGTGATGCACGAGATTGTAAATCTGCCATTGCTCCAGAACCATAACGACCTGCTGATGATGATTGAGATGCAATGTTTTTAAGAGCATCTTGGAACTGTGTGGTGGCAACTCTTCCTGCTCCCGCTAACGCATTAGAAAAGTATGGATTTAAACCTAAATTTTGTCCAGATATTGTTTGCCCTAACTGTTGTTGCGCTCCAGTAACTAATGGAGAACCTTGCAATGCTCTATTCTGAGCAGATTGTAACGCTTGTTGAGTTTGTTGTGATGGACTAACATATGTTTGGTATGGATAGTAATTAGGACCTGGTGTTTGATAGAGTGCTTTTGATTCCTGGAGTCCATACTCAACGAACGGACGAACAGTAGGATCTAACTGCTGTTGAGTGGTTTGCTGACTACTGCCACCTCCACCGCCTTTAAATAATTTTCTACCCATTTTGCCATTATCGATAGATTGATTTCCATCAAACTCTGCAAAATACTCTGTTCCGTAAAAACGACTCATAATTTTAACTCCATTAAAGTATATTTAGGTTCTAATCCAAATTTAATTCGCCATAATCTGACGATTGATTGTTTTGATGTGCTACCTTGTATTCGAGTGCCACCATTGTTTCTTACCCAGTCAACAAATTGATCCCAACATTTTTTGTTAGTTATACCACCTATATAGGTAATATAAGCAACTCGATCATTAGGATAATTCACCCATTGCACTGTAAATGCGCAATAGCATTTATATGTTTCATCAAGCACCAACAATAATGTAGAATTACCTTGAGATACAAATTGACGTAATTGGTCAATTGTAAATTCACCATTGCCTGTATCTATTGCTTGTTGTAAATATTTTTCTGCTAAATGCCAAAATTGATGGACGTGTTCAGTAGGGACTATAAATAAATTTTTTTCCATAAAATAACTCCTAGAGTTATCCTACTATAACATACCCATATGTTTTATTCGATATGCTGTTAGGTAAATGTGTTACCGTTGCTTGTCCTTTTTGTCTATTGCTTACATATAACTCATGTGCTGACCCTGTTGTTTGTGATGGGTCTATCATTTGTAAATTAACCATTAATGCAGGAATTGCAGGTCTTACAAAAGGTGTTGTTTGTGCTACATAATTTTCTAA